TAATTCAGCATCGTTATTGATTTTTGAAATAGAATTAATTAAATTATATGTAGGGAATTTCATTTTAATTCCTACAGAATCAGTTAATTCAATATCATTTTTTATATCAGTATCATTTATGTTTATATCTAATAAATCAATATTAACATCTAATAAATTCCCACAAATATTATCATCTGGATCTATAGAATTTTGACATCTGTATTTTAAAGATACAATTTCTCCTACAGATCTAGCACGAAGATTTATGAAAAAATATTCAATATCTACAATAGGAAGCTTGTCGATATTAATTTCACTTAAACAACAATTTTTTAATATTTCTTTTATATTGTCGGCAGTAAATGCTGAATCTTCAGCAGATACTGCCATTAACAATATTTTTTGTTCTTTAACTAAGAATGGTCTAAATTTTACATTCTTTTTAGTTAAAGGTAATTTCAAGTCATATGTTGGAACACTAATTTTTGGTAAACTCATAATAATAATCCTAAATTAAATATATGTATCTATAATATTATCTTTTACCAAATAACGAAGCAAGTAAAGCTGCTACGTCAATTGGTGGTGGTAATTGAATAGTTGGCGTAGTTGGTTTAGTTGTTACCCCAGTATTAACATTATAAAAAGTTTGATTTATATTATTTGTTACTGTAGAAGTTGTATTAATATTAGTAACATTAGTAACATTGGTAATATTAGTAATATTTGTTGTTGTTGTATTATTATTAATTACAGTATTAGGAATAACAGGAGTAATAACAGGTGGTGCTACATATGTATCAGCCTTATTTTGTTCAGCTACTAATTTTATCTTAGAATCATTTAATAATTTAGTAGTATCCTTTATTCTTGTTTCAAGAGCATTAATAGCTTTATCATTTGCAACTATAATATTTTTATAAGGTTGTAGTGCTGTTACTAAAGGACTTTGAACTACACCTGTATTTTTAAAATAATAAGCATTTTTATCTATACTTGGTAATTTAGCATAAATGCTTGATGTAGTAGTTCCAAAACTAATATAAGTTTCTTTATTATCATAAGGCATGGCGTTGAAGAAAGTATTTCTAGTATCTCTTAGAGGAATATTAAAACTACTAGTAGGTACTTTTGCATTCCACCAATAATAAGTTCCTGCTCCTCTGTTTTCTGATGCATCTGCAGTACCAGTATATCCAATATCTCCTGCAGTAACTCTATAAGTACAACTTTGAGTGTAAGTTGGATTAGGTGATCTTCTTGCCACAAAACCAAGAGTTTGACCAGAAGCAAAAAATACATTCACGCCACAGAAAGCGCTTTTTTGAGGTAACATTAATTGAATTCTTACATAATTTTTAGTTTTTCTATTAAATAAAAGAACTTTTCCTGTTGGTTTTGAATTACGATCTATATCATAATCATGTTCCATGCTTATAACAACATCAGATAAATTCCATTGAATATCAATAGTTTGATTTCTATACCATTCACCAGAAACAAGAGTTTTTGCTGGATGATATGTGTAAGAAGGATTTATCCAATTATTTATTTTATAGATAGGACGACCAATTCTTGATACATCACTAGTGCCAACATAATAGGAGAAATTAACATCTGCTCCAGCAGGAATGTAGAATCTTGTAGAATTGTCAGTAGGAGGACTAACTAAATGTGTTAGAAAACCAACATCTGCTGTGTATGAAGTAACACCTGTCCAAGTTGAAACTGTTTTGGTGTTTCCAGTGCTCTTTGTTATTCTATCAATAATTGCTTGTTGTGCTACTGTATTAGCTTTATAAGTTTTTTGATTATCTTGAAATCCTTTAATCTGAGTTTGATAAGTTGTAATAAGTCCTTTAAGTCTATCAATTTCGTATTGTATTTCTGCTAGTGTAGGTGGATTGTATGCTGCTGCCATTTTATGTTTCCTATATGTTATTTTGTTAAAAAAATATAATGATATAGCTATTTATTAAAATTAAAAGCTATATTAAATTTAAATCCTCTTATTGTCATTTTGAATTTAATTTAGTTTTATCTGTTTCTCCATATGTATATCTATAAGCAAAAGTAACCATAAGTTTACTATAATCATTAGTTTGCGCCCAATTTAGAGGAATTGCATGACAATCAACAGGAAAAGCATCTACTAAAACTGCTCTATATACAATATGTCCAGTAAGATCATATTGATTTATGAAAACATCAACAACGTAATTTGTTTTATAAGAAAAATCAAACTTTACAATATTTGCATTAGGAGGAGTCTCAGAATAAGATGGTTTTGAATATGATATAACATCCATCCAATCATCAAAATATACTTTCTCGTCCATTGATCCAGAACAAATAAAAGTCAAAGCACATTTATTATACGCATTTTGTATAGGGTATTGTTCTATTGGTCCATATGTCTTTTGATCAACAAGAGAAAAAGTTCTTCCTGGAAGTTCCGCACTTTCACATCTGAGTGAAATTATTCTTTCGACATCATCATTTTTACCAACAGTCTTAGGCTTAATGATATCCACGGAAAAATCACAAGGTCTAGATAATTCGCTACTAAAACTTGATATGAATTGTGTAATAGTTCCTGATGACATATTTTTAAAAAGTTGTTTATTTATATATATTTATAATTTTATTTACTTCTATTAGAAGATTTTTTATTAGGTTTTTTATTAATTTCAGATAAAGAGTTTTTCCAAACATTTTCTTTAGTTTCATTTTGGAAATTTTCATAAGGTAGATGTATAGCATACATCCATTCGTGAGGTTGTACTTGCAACACTCTACTTTGTAAGTTTTTAATTATATATAATTTAATACATGGTTTATATGCTGATAAATTAACATTTCCTTTTAATGTTTTTTGGTATGTTGTTAGTAATCTTCTTATTTCTTTATCTTTATTAAGTTTAGATCCAGCCATACTTAATTGTGCTAAAAACATAGCTCTTTGTTCAATTGGAAGATAATGAAGATTTAGTCCAAGAAAATGAGTTTTTGCTAATCCTCCTTGTGGAGGTTCTAATAATATTATCAATGGAAATTTATCCCAATATGGAAGTTCTTTTTTATACTTGGCATCATAAGCAAAGAAATACATTCCACCTTCCATAAAAGTTTCTGATCTTTTTTGTGCAGTTGTTGTTCCTGGAATTCCACTAGCTCCAGCTTTTAATCCTTTTATTTTTAAAACTAACCAAGATATTGCTTCTTTTTCTAATAGCTTTCTTTCTGATGGAGAAGCTTTTTTAAGTCTACTTTGTATCGTAGGTGCTTCTTTACTTTTAAAAAATTGCTTATTGAGAATAATTTGTAAGTCTTTTGGGGCAACCTTTGTAGGTAATCCATTTTTAGACATTAACTGCCATCCAATATTCTCATCTATAGCTTTTGGATTATACATATATACTTTACCGTTATATACGGTAGTATACCATTTACTATAATCTTGAGATGAATTAATTTCTACCATTATTTTTTACCAAATATTTCTTTTTCTGTTAGTATTTTGAATTCCCAACCTCTATCCCTACAATATTTTTCAGCAGCTTGCCATTTAGAGGAATTTATTCCCCAAGTGCATACTTCATTTATATACGTTTTATTAAGATTTTTCTTGAGTTTTGGAGGTTTTGTTTGAGCCTCTGGTTTAATTTCTATTAAATAAGTTTTCACAACATTTTCACTTATTTTTATTTTCGCATAAATATCAACAAAATATCTGTGATATTTACTATCAACTGGTGATAAATAGTATATGAAGAGTTCTTCTGAATGCCATTCTAACACATTAGGGTTAGTATCCATCCAAGAAAACACTTTGGTTTCCCAAGAAGATCTAGATATTATTTTATAAGGATCTCCTTTATATTTATTTTTATTTTTTGGATACCAAGGTTTAGGTTCAGGATATCTTCTATTTTTTATCATAAATTTAAATTAAAAAACTATGCCATTATACACAGGAAAAAACCCCTTAGATAGATTACAGGGAGGAACAGGGTTAGATACTAAAAATTATAATTTTAGTTATCTTACTTATCCTTTAGAGTTTGATGATAAATTATCTTTTGGACATTATATGAATTTTTATATAAATGTTCAAAGCTTTTCTGATTATTTATCATCCGATTCAGGCAGATATAATACAAATCCAACTTATAAAGATAATTTTGGAGACAATTCAACT